GGTGAGCGAGCGCGTTGCTTCTGAAGTCGTCACGCTCCGGGTGAATGGACAGATCCATCAGGGCTGGCAGGAAGTCCGCATCACCCGCGGCATCGAACGCGCTGCCGCCGATTTCAGCTTGGCGATGACCACGCAGTTTTTCCCTGTCAAGGCCGGTGACGCCGCCGAAATCTATATCGGCCCGGACCGAGTGCTGACCGGGTTTGTGGACGATGTGGAAAAGCAGGGCGATGCGGAGCGGATGCGGGCGACGGTTGCGGGCCGTTCGCGTTCTGCCGATGCGGTGGATTCCTCCGCAGTGCATCGTCCGGGCCAATGGAACGGGGTCAAGATCGAACGCATCGCCGCCACCCTGGCCCAGGATTGCGGCGTTAATGTCGTCACGGAAGCCGATACAGGCGCGCCGATCATCGAATACCGCATCCAGCAATGCGAAACCGTGATTGCCGCCATTCAGCGCCTCTGTGCCTTACGCGGCCTGCTGGCGAGCGACGACGAACGCGGCAGCTTGGTGCTGTTTCGCGCGGCGAATGGCCGGAGCGGGGCCTGGGCCAGCCCGATCCGCTTTGGTGGCGATGGAAATGCAAAGGCGATGACCTCGCGGTCCAGCCAGCGCGACAGGTTTCACAGCTACATCGTCAAGGGGCAGCAGGGAGGTTTCGACCTGGACGATCCGGCGCAGATCGCGGGACCGGAAGCCACGGCAATTGACCGCGGCATCCGCCAGAACCGCCGGCTGGTGGTGATGGCGGAAACCTCCGCCGACACGGGGCGCTGCCAGGACCGTGCCGCTTGGGAATCGGCCAAGCGGCTGGCCGCCGGCACGCGGGTGGAGGCAACGGTGCAGGGCTGGCGCCAGATGCCGGGCGGCCCCCTCTGGCGCGCCAATGCGCTGAGCCGGGTCTATAGCGAGTTGCACGGGATCGACGCTGACATGCTGATCGTGGAAGTCTCTTATGCCATCGGCGAGCAGGGCACAGAAACCCGCATGAGCCTGGCCCCGTCAGCCGCCTTCGAACTGCTGCCCGAGCGCGAGGATCAGGGCATCGGCGCCTTCGCAGGCCTGCTGCGCGCCGGGCTGAAGAAGTAGCGGAGAGAATATCCGGGCCAATGAACATAAGAGACTTGGAACGCGCCGTCGCGCGGCTCATCGATCCGTTGTCGCGCCGCGTCATGACGCTTGCCGCGCGCGGCGTGCTGATCGCCGCCGAGGATCGAGAGCCGGTGCAGGGCGGCAAGGTCCAGCTCCGCGAAAGCGAAGTGCTGGACAAGGTGGAAGTATTGCAGCCCTTCGGCCTCGGCGCGGTTGCGCCCGGCGGCTTGCGCTGCCTGCTGATCTCGTTCGGCGGCAGCCGGGATCACAGCGTCGTGGTGGTTGTGGATGGTCGCAAGTATCAGCCGGTCGATCTTGCGGTTGGCGAGGCCGTGCTGTTCAACGCCTTCGGTCATTGCCTCTACCTGCCTGAGAACGGCGAGGCCGTGCTGAAAGTCGCGAAACTTCGGATCGAAGGCGATCTCGAAGTGACCGGCGAAGTAAAGGACCGCTGCGACACGGACGGCAAGACGATGGAAGAGATGCGGAATTTGTATGACGGCCATACCCATCCGGCGCCGGGCGGGAATACCGGCGCGCCTTCCCCGGAGATGTAGTCGTGTCGCGTATTGGCCTCTTTTTCGATCTCGCCAAGTTGGGTGGCGATCTGCGCGTGGAAATCCGCCAGGCTGCTTTGAGCGACCGGCTGGTGGAGATGGCGCTGATCAGCCTCTTTTCGTGGCGACGCGCCGAGAGCGGCGATGAACCGCCCGGCGGCGATTACAAGGGCTGGTGGGGGGATACGCTGCCCGCCGTGCCGGGAGACAAATTTGGCTCACGGCTCTGGCTGCTGGCACGGCGCAAGATCGTGCCGGCGACGCTGACGGAGGCGAGGGACTATGCGCTCGAAGCGCTGGATTGGATGCGCCAGCGCGGTCTTGCCACGCGGCTCGATGTGACGGCGGATCGCGTCGATCTGGAAGGCATCGCCCTGACGATAGAAATCACGGATGCCGATGGGGCGCTGCTGCGCTTCGCCGCTTCTTTGCCTTGGGAGAATTCTCTTTGAGCGAATCCGGTTTCATCCGGCCGACCCTCGCCGAGTTGGTCGCGCGGATCGACGGCGACTTGTCCGCCGTGCTGGGTACTATCGACGGCGAGGATCAGCGCAGCTTGCGTATGGCGCTAGCCCGGGTCGAGAGCCAGGTAACGCACCTGCTTTACGGCTATCTCGATACGCTGGCGAAGATGGTGTTGCCGGATCAAGCCAGCCTGGATTTTCTCGCCCGCCATTCGACCGTCTGGGGCATCCTCCGGCTGCCGGCGGAATTCGCCCAGGGTGTTGTCACTTTTACCGGCGCCCCGAATGCTGGCATTGCCAGCGACACGCGGCTGAAGGCAGCGGATGGCACGGAATACGCCACCACAGCCATCGGCGTGCTGGAAGGCGCCGGGCCGGGTACGGCCACCGTTCCGGTCATTGCCGTGCTGCCGGGCATTTCCGGTAATCTCGGGGCGGGATCGATGCTGACAATGATCTCGCCCGCCGCAGGCGTAGTGGCCGCCGCCACTGTGGCAGGCGCCGGCCTCAATGGCGGCTTCGATGCCGAGAGCGACGACAAGCTGCGCGAGCGGCTGCTGGCGCGCATCCGTATGCCACCGCATGGCGGCGCCGATTTCGACTACGAGACATGGGTGAAGGAATCGGACCCGCGCGTGACCCGTGTTTTCACCACGCCGCGCGGCATGGGCAATGGCACGGTGGTCGTGCGCCCCATGATGGATGGCGCTTATGAGCATGGAATTCCGCTCGAAGCGGATATCGATGCGATCCAGGAATATCTCGATGCCGCCCGTCCGGTCACAGCGGATGTCTATGCCGTGGCGCCGGTCGCCCAGGCGTTGGATTACACCATCCATGTCTCGCCCGATACCGCGATGGTTCGCCAGGCCGTGACGGCTGAACTGGCTGATCTTCACCGCCGCGATGCCACGCCGAACACCGGCAACTACAACGGCACGCTGCTGATCAGCCACATACGGGAGGCGGTCAGCATCGCCGCCGGCGAATCCGACAATGCGGTTTCCGTGCCGGCCGCCAACGTGACCGCCGATCCTGGAAAGATTCTGACCCTCGGCGTTATCACCTGGGTGTGATCGTGAGCCTGCAGGAAGATTACCGCTGGCTCTTCGCCTCGCTGTTGCCGGAAGGGCCGATCTGGCCGCGCGAAGCCGATAGCGATCTTGGCCGCTTACTCGGCGGGCTTGCGGCTGAATTCGCCCGCGTGCATGGGCGCGCGCTGCAATTGATCGAGGAAATCGATCCGCGCACCACTTATGAATTGCTCATCCGCTGGGAATCGGTGGCGGGCCTGCCCGATCCCTGTGCCGGCGATGTGCAGTCGCTGGCTGGCCGCCGCAAGCGTCTGCTCTCGACCATCACGGCCCGTGGTGGCGCCCGACCGGCCTATTTTACCGCGCTCGCCGCCGATCTCGGATTCTATATCGAGATCGACGAATGCCTGCCGGCCAGCGTGGACCGGGATTGCAATTGGCAGCTTTGGGCGGACACCGCCGCGTATTGCTGGCGCGTGCGCGCACCGCTGACCAGCGTTGAATATGCCGATTGCACCAGCGGTTGCGACGAACCGCTGCGGCTATGGGGCAATGCGCCACTGGAATGCGCCATCGAGCGTCGCAAACCAGCGCATACCTTCGTTTATTTCGGCTACATCGACATCAACGACGGCGGGCCGATCACCGATCCGCCGGAGGCGGTGCTGCGCGGCGGTCCTATCATCGAGCCCTATGACCGCGTGCTGGATTTCGGAGCCATCGCATGACCACTCAATTGCCGGAACGCACTGCCTTCCTGCCGCGCCACGGCACCACGGCGCAGATCAAGGCCACCATAGGTATGGCGGGCGAGATCGTCGTTGATATCGAAAAAAACACCTTCGTCGTTATGGACGGCACCATGCCCGGCGGCGTCTGGATGATCTCGGATGCAGTGGTTTCGCCTTTTATGCGGATGCTGCTGGGTTTGCCGGATGCCGAGGCCGTGAAGCAACTGTTGCGGATCGTGCTGAAATCAGCGGCCCAGCGCAGCGAAAGTGATTTCGCGCTGGCGGCAGCACCTGCGGCGGCCGTCACGGCGCATGAAGCGGCGTCCGACCCGCACCCGCAGTATCTCACTGTGGCCGAGGCCAATGCCTTCCTCCAGCAACTCGATGCGGACCTTACGGCCATTGCCGCGCTAGCTACGCAGCCCTTCGGCCGATCCGTCCTCACCGCTGCCGATGCGCCGGCCGCGCGCGCGATCATCGGCCTGCCCATCGGCTTCGGCCCGGATCAATTCATGCCCAATTGGGCCAGCCTCAAGAGCTAGGAGCAGGCGATGATTTTCCCCACCCTCAATTACGATTTCCGGCTCTACCAGGGAGACACGAACGGCAAGCCGGCCGGGGCCACTTTCACGCGGGCGAGCGCCGGCATGCGGGTGAATGCCCTCGGTTTGCTGGAGAGTAGCGTTTCAGGGGTATTGCGGCATGATTTCGACCCGATCACCGGCGAGTATCTCGGCATTCTGCTCGAAGGCACTTCCACGAATCTCTGCCTGCGCTCTCAGGAATTGGATCAATGGAGCGCCAACAACGCCACCGTGACCGCAAATGCCGCCGCCGCGCCGGATGGCACGCTGACCGCCGACAAGATCGTGACGACGAATGCCAATCAGCAGCAGCAGCGGTATCGCGGCGTGAGTTTCTCGGCGGGCCAGACGCTTTGCTGGTCCTTCTTTCTGAAATCGGCTGAGTATACCAAGGCTTTTGTTCACCTGTACGGCGCGACGGCAACCGGCGATCTCGGCTTGGATGTCGATCTGGCAGCCGGAACCGTCGCCGCGCATAACAACCCCGGCACCGGGACCACCGTGGTCGGCTCCGGCATCATCAATCTGGGCGGGGGAAAATATCTCGTCTGGGTTTCCGGTATCGTGAATGCCACCGACACCTCGGCAAATTTTGCCCTCGCGCCGATCCCGGTCGCCCAAGCATCGCCTTACAACCCGATTTATCTGGGCGATGCTGCCAGCGGTATCTATGCCTGGGGCGGCCAGGTGGAAGTGGGTTCTTTTCCTTCCAGCCATATGCCGACGGCAGCGGCGACCGCTACGCGCGCCGCCGATATCCTCACCGTTCCCCTCAATAGCTTCGCATTCAATTCTTCCGAAGGCACGTTGCTGGTGCGCGGGCGCAGCGCGCTGGCCGTGCCGCCGGGCGGTTCGGCGCAGATGCTGGCTGTATTGGATGACGGCTCGGCTAACAACGTGCTGCAACTCTATCGCGCCGCCGGGAGCGGCGCTGCCTCCGTCTGGATGACCAATGCCGGCGTAGGCCAGGCGGTGCCGGCCTCCGTCGCCCTCGGCAATAAATCCGCTTTCGCCCTGGCATTGGCATACAAGGCCGGGGAGCTGGCCTTCGTGAAGGATGGCGGCGCGGTTGCAACCTCGGCGCCAGGGGCGCTGCCCGCTGGCCTGACCACCCTTCGCTTAGGCAGCGACAACAGCGGCGGCGGCGGGATGAACGGACATATTCGGCACGCCGCCTATTTTCCGCGCCGCCTTTCAAACGCCGATCTGCAAGCAATCACGCTCTAGGAGGCTTTATGTTCGATCTCTATTTCCGCGCTGACAACGAGGCCGCTCTGAAAGCCGCGCTGCCGGAGTTCATCGGCGGCGACGAGTGGCGGCACGCGAGCCAGGACTGGGCCTTTGATCCGGTTGGTCTGATCGTGGATCAGCCCGCCGTATTCGAGGATGGCGAGCTGGTCAGCGCCGAGACGTATCATCCCGGCTGGCATGCCAATGCCCGGGTGATGACGGAAGCGGCCGCCTTGGCCTTCGAAGCGAATCCGGCTTGTCTGGGTTGCCGGATTGTGGCTACCGGCGCGGCGCTCTTTGGCGCTCCGCCTGCGACGCCTTCGCGCGTCTGGGCCTGAGGAACGGGGAGCAGTAGAATGCAACGCATCGACACCACGGGTAAAGCAGTCGATCTCTTCGGCCCCGGCAAGCATGGTTATCGCGACGGTGATCCTTCGACGGATACGCCGGCGACCCGGCTAAGCGCCGCCGCGCTGAACTCTATTCAGGAAGAAATATCTCATGTGATCGAGGCGACTGGCGCCTCGCTCGATGCCGATTTGAATAACCAGCTCGCAACGGCAATCGCCAGCCTCATCAGCGCTGTGGGCCGGCCTTACGATCTCGCCTTTCTCGCGGGCTTTGCGCCGAATGGATCGCCCGCCGATCTGGCTGTGCAGAGTATCGGTTTCACGGTGGCCGCGCGGCCGATCAGGATCACGGGCATTGTGGGGCTGCTCTCGACCGCGCCGGTCGGGCAGGCCGTGAAGATTGATCTGTTGCGGAACGGCATCACGATTTTCGGGACCAAACCCCAATTCATTGCCGGCGCGGCGGTGCTAACCCCAGGCGTGTTCAGCGTGGGCGATTTCGCCGACTTTGCAGCCGGTGACGCCATAGAAGTGGCGGTCACCCAAATCGGCGGCGCGACAAAAGGCAAGGGCCTGCGCCTTGCCGTTGTCGGTCAGGCCCTGGGCTGATCGCGATGCCGTGGATCGCGCCGCAACACCTCAGCATCGCCAGCGGTTTTGCGGCCCTGCTGGAAATCGAGATCGCCGCGAGTGTCAGGAATCCGAATATCGGCGCGTTGCTTTCGGCGGCGGGATGGGATGGGGCCTCGCCGATATCCTACCGGCTAACCGTCAGGGCCGGTGTCGTTGTCGGCTCACTCAATACTGCCGTTGCTGGCCTCGATCTAAGCGGGCTTCCATCACTCTCGGCCGGAGAGCTGATCGTGGAGGCCACGGCTTACGTCGTCGGCAAAGGCGGCAGTGGCGGGGATAACGGCGGCGGCTTGAATGCTGGTGGCTCTCCGGGCCAGAGCGGCGGCCCCGCGCTCAAGACGAATCATCCGATCACCATCATTAATAACGGCACCATCGGCGGCGGCGGCGGCGGCGGCGGCGGCGGCAATGATGCGGTTTCAAACGCAGACTCACCTTATGGCGGCGTAGGCGCCGGCGATGAAACCTCCGGCGGCGCGACGCTGACTGCCGGCGGGGCGGGCCATAGTGCCGATGGCGGCACGGGCGGCGCCGGCGGCAATCTCGGCCAGCCGGGCGGCGCGGGCAACAAGCCGGGAGGTGCGGCTGGCGCCTGCGCCATTGGCGCCGACTTCATCACCTGGGCTGTTGCCGGCACGCGGCTGGGCCCCTTTGTGGCCTAGGAGGCTTCATGCCTTTAGCAAGTCTTACTGCATCTCTGCTCGGCGTGGCCGTCATTGCCGCTGGCGTGGGCTTCGGCCTGTTCATTGCCGCGCGCAAGAAGCGCAGCGCCGAGCAAGCCGCTGCGATCTCGGCGGCGCAGCCGAAGCCTTGGGGTGGCGAGACCGTCGAAAATTGGGAGGATGGCGCCGCGGTGCCGACTTATGCGCCCTTCCGCGACTACATGCAGCGGTATCCCGAATTGCAGCGCCCTATTGCCGGGAGGCGCGCCGACGCATCCGGAATTGCTTCTTTCCGCGCCGTCGTTTCCGGCATCAACAATTTTTCCTCTCTCGGCCCGACGCCTGATTACCAGGCCGCGCCATGGGTGAACGAGGGCGACTGCGCCGATTATGCCATGCGCGTGCGCTATGAGCTGCGGCGCGCGGGTTTCGATCTCGGCTGCATTTATCAGGCTCATTGCGAAATGCCGGATGGTTCCTGGCATGCCGTGGTGCTGGTTGATACCGATCTCGGCACGGTTGGCGTTTCCACCGCGCCGAACAAGGGCGTGATCTTTGCTTTGCAGGAATTGCGGCGGGTGGGGTGGAAATCCTGGGTCCGTGAGGGGCAGAACAGCCTCGGCGATTGGGTTTTGTTGGCAGAATAATCGAATCCGTCCGCTGGCGAAGTGACGGCCGGCGGGGGCAGCGCGGCGGCAACCGCGCTAACCGCGCGAGGGAGTCGCGCACGTCCAGAACCGGCCAGCCCTGGCCATCCCGCCACCTCCGCGGGAGGCGGGGCGATGTTAGGAAAACCCCTTAATGGAGTCGAGTCATAGCCGCCCGCCGGGCGGCATGCGTCCCGTGCGTCCGATCAGCCCGCCCGCGCCGTATATGGGCGGCAAGCGGAATCTGGCGAAACGGCTGGTCGAAATGATCGATGGCGTGGACCACGTCACTTATGCCGAAGTCTTCGTCGGCATGGGCGGCGTCTTCCTTCGCCGCACGCTGCGGCCGCAGGCCGAAGTGATCAACGATATCAGCCGCGATGTGTCGAACCTGTTCCGGATTTTGCAGCGGCATTATCCGCAATTCCTGGAAACGCTGAAATTTCAGATCACGTCGCGCGCGGAATTCGAGCGGCTGTGCAATGTCGATCCCGACACGCTGACCGATTTTGAGCGCGCCGCGCGGTTTGTCTATCTGCAGCGCACTGCATTCGGCGGGAAGATAGTCGGGCGAAATTTCGGGATCAGCATCGGCAATCCCGGCAGCGTGAACATGAATCGGCTCGGGCCGATCTTCGAGGCGCTACATGACCGTTTGGCTGAAGTGATCATTGAACGCCTTGATTGGGCAGAATTCGTCGCGCGCTATGACAGCCCGCAGACGCTGTTCTATCTCGATCCGCCTTACGCTGGATGCGAGGAAGATTATGGCAAAGGAATCTTCGCGCCGGCCGATTTCGCCCGGATCGCGGAGCGCCTTGGCGGAATCAAGGGGCAGTTCATTCTTTCAGTGAATGACCGGCCGGCGATGCGCGAGTGCTTTGCCGGATTCAATATCGCGTCGGTCAAGACCACTTACACGCTTCCCGAAGCGGGCGCCGGGCATATCGAAGCTGGAGAACTGATTGTCTCGAATCTCGATCCTTCCCGGTCCAGGCAGGGGAGGCTGGTTTAATACCACGGGGGAATAGGGAATGGAAATGAGCTGGATTCAATTCATCCAGTATGCCGCCTATCCGGCATTGATGGCGGTGGCGGGCCTCGCTTGGTATGCGCTGAAAAAAGCGGATGCAGTGCGCGATGAATTGAACGCCTACAAGCTTCTCGTTGCCGAGAAATACGCCAGCATCGGCTATTTGAAGGATGTTGAGGCGCGGCTCGTGACGACGCTTGAGAAGATCGAAAAGGCGGTCGCCGAGATCGCGCGCGAAATGCGCCCGCCGCACCATCCGCGCTGAGAGAAGGAGAGGATCATGGATCTGTTGAATTCGATTCTAGGCTTCATCGCCGCGGTGGCGGATTGGATCGGGCCGGAAAACCTGATCATGCTGAAATCCGGCCTGTTCAAGATCGCCTTCGGGGCGCTGGCGGTTATCATGCTAGTGCAACTGCTCGGGCTCTTCGATGATCGCATCTCGCGGCGCCTGGCGGTCGGGCATCCATCCCCCTTTCTCGAAGCGTGGCAGCGCATGCTCGAAGATCCCCGCGCGCTCGGCGATTATCTCGGCAAGCGGCTGATCGGCTGCGCGCTGCTGATCGGGCTGGCCTTGAACTGCCTCTTGCTGGCTTTCGTGTTGCGGCCCCTGCCGGCGCAAGCCGCGAGCGTTTTCCCGCGCCAATATGACCGCGCCATCGAGCAGGCCGCCGGCCTCTATCTGCCGGCCGTGCCGTGGCGCTTGTGGAAAGCGCAGCTCTATCAGGAAAGCCGGCTGAATCCGGCGGCGCGCAGCCCCGTGGGCGCGGAAGGGCTGGCGCAATTCATGCCGGGCACTTGGGCCGAAGTCACCCGCGCGATGGGCTGGGGCCTGGTGGATCGCCGCATGGCCGAGCCCGCCATCCAGGCCGGCGCCTATTACATGGCGCGGCTGCGCAAGGGCTGGTCGGCGCCCCGCCCGGAGCGCGACCGGCATAACCTGGCGATGGCGAGCTACAACGCGGGCCTGGGCAATATCCTCGCGGCGCAGAAAGCTTGCGGCGATCCGCCGCTCTATGAGCGGATCATGGCCTGCCTCGGGCGCGTGACCGGCAAGCACGCGGCGGAAACCTTGGGCTACGCGCCCGCCATCCGGCGCTGGCATGTGGCGATGGAAGCAGAGCGATGACGGGCTGGGTGGGCTTTCTGCTATCCGTCGCGCTGCTCCTGTGGGTGGTTGGGGTCGTAGCCTTTGCCCTGGCCCATGATCTCGGCTTGCTTCCACGGAGGGGAAAATGATCAGAACTATCCTCGGCTTCTTCGGCGGCGGCATCGGCGCCTATGTGGCGGTCGGCCTTGGCGCGGCGGTTCTGCTGCTGGCCGGCGCCGTTGCCCTCAAGGATTGGCAGGTATCCAACCGGGACCGCGAGATCGGCGCCAAGGATGTGCAGATCACGCAGGCGGTGCAGGCCAACGGGCGCCTCGCCCAGGCCTTCGATCTCTTCGCCGCCGAATATGGCCGCACCGAGAAATTCATCACCGTCTATGCCGCCGCGCGCGAGGCCCGCGCCGCGTCTGTGCAGAAGGTCATCCAGGAGGTTTACCGTGATCGGATCGTCGAAGTGCCGGCGGGCTGCCCTGCCGCTTCTCCTGTGCTGCTTGATGGCCTTGAGCGCTTGCGGCGACTCAAAGCCGGCGCTGCTGATCCAGGAGCGCCAGGCGCAGCGCGTCCAGGTTCCCGAAGCCTTGCTGCGCTGCCAGCCGGACCCGGAAATCCCTGACGGCGATATCTCGGATCGGGAGATATCGGCCTACATGATCCAGCTCTGGGGCGCGGGCGCCGATTGCCGCCTGGCGCTGGATGCCATCCGGGAATGGCAGGCCGGATCGCTGCTGCTGCCGAAGCCCCAATGAAGCCCATTAAGCCGCTCACGCCCGAACAGAAGCGCCGGGCATGGGAAGAGCCTGAAAGCAACGCGGGCGCCGGCTGGTGGCCGGATGGCCGTAACCACGGCCCGGATGATTATGACCGGCCCTTGGGCCGGCGCCGCAGCAGCATCGATCCGATTCCGGTGGATCGCATGATGGAGGGCGGCGAAGAGGATTGATCGATAACCCTGTTTATTTTCCTTGCCACGAATGAGGGCGGGAAAATGAACAGGCCGAACTGAAAGGAAAGATATTGGCCCGGCCGGCATAGATCGGTCGGCCTCCGAGGCAGCGTGCTTCCCTGTGCGCTGCATGCCCTTCTCGGGCGTTTCCTCCCTCAACTCAGGTGCCCCCGCCGGCTGGTCCGGCGGGGGCTTTTTTTATTGGCAGCGGCCCTGCCGCCAGCAATCATGCCGCCATTTGGCCGGATTGATGGGTGCCTGATCGGCCCAGATGCCGCGCTGGCCGGCGCGCGCTTCGGCTTCGAGTTGGCGCGATGCCCGCTCGCGCACCCATGCCGGATTGCGGAAGACCATGCCCCAGCCGGCGCTGATCATGGCGGCATTGAGGCTCTTCCCGTCCACAAAGACCGTGCAGGCGATGCGGCCATAGCTGCCGCTGCCATAGCAGCGCGCCGTCGCCTCTCGCCCCAGCGCCAGGCTTTTGAGCGCCTGGCCGGCTTCTTCGGCGCGCGGCTGGCCCGGGAGGGGCGAGGGCGGCCAATCGCTGGGCTTGCCGGTGCAAGCGCCAGGCTCGCCCGGCCGGTGCGCTCGCTCGGGAGAATCATAGTCGCTCATCCGCACTTCCCAGCATTTTCCGCCTGGCTCCAAGAGCGTCAGCGTGTCGCCGTCATCGACGGCGATCACCCGGCCCGCCAGACGGGAGGGCCAGTCTTCAGCGCTGGCCTGCCCGCCGATCGGCAAAATGGCGAAAAGGGCTGCGACGATCTGCGCGGGTTTCAAAGCTCCTCCATGATGTTGTTTACGGCCCCGGCGAAGGACCCTTCGATCTCGGCGCGGCGCGGCCTCAGCACCGGAATGAAATGCGGGCGCAGCCGCGGCTGGCCTGGTGCTGGCGGCGGGCACCGGGTGCAATTGAACAGGTGTTCAAGCTTGTGGAAATAGGCTGAGTACCCATGCGTTGCGGCAAGGCTGACGGGATCGAATTTGCGCTCGTTCCCGCAAGCGGGGCAGATCACGCGCACGGCCGTGTTTGTTATCGCATAGTCGCGCAGCGTATAGAGCGTGTGGTCTTTGGCCATGGCAGGGGAACAAACACCAGCCGATGGCTCGGATTCAACGAGATCATATTCCTGGGAAAGCTGTCCGTGATGGCTGGCTAACCGCTTGGCTAACCCTGGTGGCTAACCACCATATAAAGTTTTGATTCTAAACAGATTGATCATTCCCCTTGGGGACGCCAAGCCTGCGGGCTTCGCTTCAGCAGATGCCGAGATGCATAGCAAAAGGGCGACCCTTTCGGGCCGCCCTTCGCTTCAATCTGTCGGGCTTCATCCGCCCGCATGC